TTTCATTTTATTTTAAATTAAAGTATAATTCAGATATTGTCGTACTGTAACTGTCTGCTCTAAATTTGAATCTACTTCCGTTTGGGTCTATATCTCCTTTTTTTCTAAATATTGCAGTCTTATAAAATTTGTCTTTTGCAATAAAACCATAGAGGTAGGCTTTTTTGTAATCATCAGCCATACCAACAAAGCAGTAATAATCACACTTTTGTTTTGTATTAAAGGCAAAAAGGCTCATAGTCCAGTTATTATTTGGTGTTAGATTTGCATTGTGTCTTTTAGTTTTTACGTCTATCTTTTTATTGTCAATTATTAAATCATAGTCATAAGTGTTTTCTTGTATAGCGTTATAATACTGTCTTACTAAAACCTCTCCTAAAGCACCGCACTTATTTCCCTCTCCTTGTGTGTAGCTGTTGTTTAATATTCCAAAGTCATATAGCTTCTTAGCTTCTGCAATACTTTCTTTTGTTATGTTTAGCTCTATCATCCCAACTTCTTTTTAGTTGTTACAAAGTATTTTAAAGGGTCGTATATCTCTCCTACAACAAATGGCAGTCCTAACTCGTTTACGCTGAAGCTAAAGGTGTCAAACGCATAGCCTCTTGACCTTTTACACTTAACTGTTATGTTGTCTTTGTGTACTGAGTTTAGTTCTAATTGTATTTGGGTTTCTGTCTTTTTCTCTAAAAACGAGCCTAAATGTCCAGTAGGTTTTTCGCTTCCGTAATTGCTATGTATTACAGTAACTATATGGCAGTTAAACTTGGCACTCCACTCCATTATTTTCTGCACACATAAATTACTTTCCTCTAAATTATTGACGTCCGAAACGAGGTCGGCAATTCCATCTATGAGAACTAAACCATTTTTATCTCCGTTTTCTTTTAGTATGTGTTCTATAAATTCTATTCTTGTTTTGTAGTTTATTGTTCTTAGTGCATAGGTCTGGTAGCATCCTACATCTTGGACGTTAGCCATATCTAAAACTCTTTTAAATACTCTTTGGCTATGCCAGTGTCCTTGCTCTGTGTCAAAGTGTATAAGGCACTTATTCTCTCTGTGTCCTCTAATGTTACCACCAAAGTTGTTACCACCGCTTAAATATACTGAAGCTAATAATGAGGCAAAAAAGGTTTTTTTACTTTTAGGCGGTGCTTGTACAAAAGAGAAATTACCATAAGTTCCAATAGGTATGGGAAAGGTTATATCTCCTTTTGTGGTTTGTATTGTTTTCTCTCCATAACTCAAAGCTGTTGGTGGGTACTCCATAACTTCGGTAGTGTCAATAGTACACTCCTCTTTTATAAGTTCCATCAGCATCGCTTGAGTTGTTTCTTGTTCGGTCATTTATTATATGTTTGTTTTTGTTTTAGTAAAGGTATAAAAAAAAGGGGGTTAAAAAACCCCCCTTTAATTAAAATGGTAAATCTGCTTTCTCAGTAGCTGTAACTGGCTCTGCTTGTGGCTCACGGTCTGCGAGGACAATGTTGTTGTCAGTCCATAGGACTTTACCGTTGCCTAAGTATTGGCGTTGTTTCTTAGCCTCTCTTTCTTCTTTTGACTGTGCCACATATACGCTCGTGTTGTTTCCGTATCGTGTTTCATCGTTTACAGCCATTGTAAGATTGACATATACTGCGCCTTCCTTACCAGCAATAAATTTCTCCTTAGGGAGTTTATCTACTCTTAAATTAAAGTTTATTAATGCACTCATAGTTTATTTATTTATTTGTTTATATTAATCATAAGGTTTTGTATTCTGTTTTGGGTTTCTTAAAACTCTCGCTTTCATCCTCGCCAAACACACCTAACTCGTAGAAGCCAGTTAGTTTAAGGACTGCTCTACTCATTGCTCGTTTCTCTGCCATCTCTGCAACGTACCAACTATTCGTATTACCATCTTTATAGTTTTCGCCTTTTAAGGCACTGCCAAAGGTTTCTATGCTTTTACCATCCTTACTTGCAAGTGCTTTAAATACTGCATAGTTAGGCTCACACCTAATCACTTCAAAGTTTACTACTATTTGTTCTAAGGCTTGTATCTTGTCAATACCTTGTCTTGTTATGATGGTGTAGTGCTGGTGCTTAAAAAAGTCTGATTTGTCTAAGTTATATTTTTCGTAAAGTTCTTTTAGTTTATCTCTATTCATTGTTTTATTGGTTTTAATTTTAATAATTCTTTAATGCTGTTTATGTCTAATTTTTCGTAAATTTCATAAAGTTTATTACGATACATTGAAGGCTCGTGTTTATAAATACCAGTATTTAAAAAACCTATATTCCTATAAATTGATGTATCTAATAAAGTAAGTTTATTTATTAATTTATCTTTATTCATTGTTCTGTGTTTAAGTGTTCTATTTCTATTATTTGTTCTAAGTATTTTATTCGTCTTTCTAATGCTTCAATCCTTGCATTTAAGTAATCTATCGTTGTTGGGGTCGCTGCTCGTTTAACATCTTCGTAATGTGTCATCTTATAAGTCTTTGAACATTACAAAAGGGTTATCTACACCAATTACAAATTTAATATCTAAAATAGTACTGTATCTAAGATTATGTATTAGACTTTCTTCTTCTAATTCATTTGTAATAGATGCAATAATATCTGGATATTTAAGGTTCACTCTGCCAAGTTCTTCAGAGTATTGAGGCTTGAGTCTATCAAGCAAGGTAATCATTTTATATGTCATTGTCTTTGTTTTTAGTTTTCCCAAAGCTACAAAAAAATATTTAATAAACAAAATGTAAACACTTAAGCAACAAAAAAACCACCCTTTACAAGGTGGCTTAATTGGGCTGGTTAGCCATAAAACAAAAACATAGAATATACAAACAAAGGTAAGTATTATATATGTATCTTAAAAGTTTTGCTTCTTTTTTATTTTATTTAATTTGTCGTTAAATTCTTCATATATCTCTTGCCAATCTGCATCTGAAAATTTTATCATACTTCTTGAGGTCTGTAATAGTTCTTGTGATAGTTCTTGCCCCAAAGCTATGCTGTATTCATATTGCCTACCATATTCAAACCGATTGCACTTTCTGCATTGTGCGTGTACGTTCCTTTCGTCATATCTTGTGATTAGATACTTTCTACTTATAAAGTGTCCAGCATCACTCTCAGAAAAATGTATCGTTTTACCGCAGCTTACACAATCACAATTACCAGTATTGTTGTCCGCATCCCTACGTCTTATGTATTCGTGGAATACTTTATCTATCTTATTCTTCCAGTATTTTTGTGTTTTTTTTGGCATTCCCCCAAATTAGAATAGACCCCAGAAGTCATTATTTTATTATAACTGTTTTTTAGTATTTTATTTTCACCTTTCTTTATCTGTTTATGTTTCCCTAAATATATATCTATTTAAGCATACCATAATTTTATAATAAAAAGCTCAAAGTTATTAATTAAATTTTGAATAAAAAAATTATTTTTTCCAATGCTTAGTTATTTTCTCAGCAGAACGCATCCCAAAATAACCACCATAGACTAATAATAAAAGCGAAGAAAGTAATTCAATCCAGTTAGAATCTATTTTAAAGCCTTGTAAAGAACTATCTAATATTATGTATATAAATAGGGTTGCAGTTAAGAAAGCAAGTGTAAGAGGTCTTATATTGCGAGTGAGGTAACTATCTGTTTGGTTGTCGCTTACCCAACGCTTTGTGGTTTCTTCCATTTCCAACATATCGTAACGCAGTTCTTCAAGTAAAAGTTGTTTATCTGCTTCAGATAGTTTATCGTCTGACCCTATTTTACCAGCAAGGTCTTTTAGTTGTTCTATTCCAGTAACACTACCAACTACTGACAAAAGTTCTGGTGCTACTTCTTTACCTTGTTTTACTAACCAACGTAATGCATCGCCTACTCTTGTAGTTCCGTTTTTTTTCTTATAATCTCCCATCCCATCGTGCTTCTGTACCTCTAATGTCTATATGTGTGAAAGTGTCATATCTGCCTAAGCCACCAGATTTTATAAACCCACCTTGTTGTAGTTTGTCAATAGCATTAGCAACCTCGTCTGGTGTAAAGTTTTTTACTACTATGTCTGCTGCTTTT